ATTTCATTGTTGATGTATGCCTGCCTGAACATTGCCGCATTTTCAAAACCATGATCCGCATCTGCAATTTGCCCTGGTGTCAGTTTACCTAAAAGCTCCTGTGCGCCACCATTGTTGAGGTCATTGATAAAACCATTTGGCTGCACAGGGACATCGGAAGTAGCCAGGGCATCACCCTGGTAAGCAGACCAGGCTTCAGGTGATCCTGCGGGGTCATCATGCCTAGAAAGAACCTCCGTTAAACCTTCAATTTGCCTGCCAGCATTCGCGTTCTTGGTTGAAGCCAAGATCACAGATTTACCATCCCTAGCAGGCGCTGTTGTGCGTAAGTGAGGCAAAAGGCCGTGGTTTGTATTCCGGGGACCTTGCTGCTCTTCTGGTTTGATTTGTCCTGCAACTACGATGGTTTTTGGACCCATTGCAGTATCTTGTATTATCTGCGGTGCCTCAATGTTAGGGGTACGGCTGTCATCAGCAGCGGGTACTGGGTTTTCAGAATACACGCCCTGTTCAAGGGAGACCTCCTGGATCGGAGTGGACACAGTGACTTTGTCGTAAACCGGGTGTGGCTTACCCCGAACACTAATGTTCCCAATGATGTTGCCGGTCTGCACCTCGCCCTGGGTTGTAGGACGCAAACGTGGCTCAGAAGGCTGGTTAGGATATGTTTCCAAGGAAACTGGGTTCTGAAGGTCTGTGTCTAGACTGTAGACGTGCTTGCCACGGATCGTAGTTGAAACCACTGTCGCCGGGCCATCGTAGTCAATCCACTTCCAGCCAGCTTTCTGTTTGAACAGATTTACTTTTACTTTAGGACCGTCTGCTTTGGTAGCTGGCTCCGCTGTAGTGTCGTTGGTCTCTAGGACGGGTTTGCCATCAACGACTTTAACCGAGCCACCTGTGTATGTGGTCCCTGTGACATCCTGTTTAGTATCAAGGTCGATATAGTTGCCACCAGGTACAGGATTCTGTACGCCAAACACTTCTTGCATCTTGGCGTTGTTGTAGGGAACAGGGATAACACGGGCATCGTCAGAGATAGGTTGGTTGGGTATCTCAATCCTAATTGCCGACCGGCCCGGTACTGTGCTGACTTGCGCTGATGGGGCAGACATAGATCGTGCGATAGCATCTGACAGACCAATCACCCGGCTGGCTTTCAGCCCAGGAGCCAGCTCTAATTCATACACTGCGACAGCAGGGTCTGAGCTTGCGTTGGTAATCTTGCCTTTGACACCGTAATCATCCAACACGCTTTCCAATACGCGAGAATTGGCCTCTAAATTAGCGTCAGACACAGGTTTATTTAGGTTACTGGTGCGCTGCGCCTCTGTCTCTTGAAGCCTGGCCAAAGATTCTGCCAGGCGTTGGTTCGTGGTAGGCTGCTGTCCAGCCTGGGCTTGCTCTAGGACACTGGGTGCCGGTGCAGTCTCAGTATTGACGGCAGGTCCACCTTGTATTTCAGCTTGAGTGGCCTGTGCCTGCTTCAACATCGAGGCCTTGCGCTTTTGTTGTAACTTTACGCGATCGACATAGGGCTTATAGAACTTGTCCACGTTCTCCTGGGAGACACCCTCATCAACGAGTAGCTGTTGGACCTCTTCCATGGCCTCGATTGGCATATTCTCAGTCTGGACAGCTTCAAGTGCCACATAGAGGGCCTGGGCCTCATCTTCGAGCATTGTAGGCGTCAGGTTCCCGCCGGGGCGGTTCGTAGCCTGACGGTTCTGGAGATCGAGTGTATCCAAGACCTGCTCTTGAAGTTTCAAGGCAGTGTCACGGTTAGCCTGGATGCCTGCCTGGTAGTTCTCGGACGTAGTTGTCTGATTGCCGTTAACCGTAGGCTGCGCTGGGGCAGTTGTGTCAACATTTGGTGCCGGAGACGCCTGGGCAGCAGGGGCTGCGTCCATCTTGGGCGCATTGCCCATCTGGATTGCTTTGGCTCGAGCCAAGTCACCATCTGGAAGGCTAGTACGCTGAACGCTACTGCCGCCGTCCATGAGACTTGCGTTTAAGTGGTCGTTAACAATGTTGACCAGCTGGGTTAGAGCCCGGATAGGCCGTTGCTCACCGTTAAGACCCGCCTGGGCATCATCGAGGACCTTGTTGACCGCCACATCATTGGGGTTCTTGCTGTCAGCTGGGTGCTTCAAGCGTAATTCAGAGACCACTGTTTGGATCTCTTCTGTGGGGATACCTGTGCCGACCGCGACAGTGCCCAATGGGCTGCCATCTGTGGCGTTGCCTGTCATGCCGGCAAGTGTACTGACGATGTTGGCGTCTTCTGCCTCTTGGGCCGCCTGGGCTGCCGCAGCGTCAGCCTTGGCTTGCTCTGCCTGCTGTTTTTCGAGTTGGGCATCGGCAATCAGAGATCGACCCTGGGGAGCATCTTGGCCAACGAGTTCCTCGAGCTTCGTTACAAAGCGGTTGACCTTGGAACGGCGACCCGTGGCTGCATCAAAGGCCCGACCGGCTGCGACAATGCCTGCGGACTTGAGTGGGCCGACGACAGATGCGCCATACAGGCTACCAATTGTGCTGAGGCTGCGGTTGGGGTCGTAGTTGCCTGAATTGTCAGTGAAGGGGTTTAGGAAGTCCGTGAATTGACTGACGCCGCCTTTGAGGCCGTCCTGGAAGAGATCCGTGAGGACATCCCCCTGGTCAAACAGCTGCTGTAGCTGACCGGCTTCTAAGGAAGTAGGACCTAGAAGGCGGACGATAGCGTCAGCATTCTCTTTTGTGACCTTAGATTTGACTTTGTTCTTACCCTGGCGGATTGCAGTGGCGGCTGCGGCGTAGTCTTCTAGTAGCTGATCGAGAGTTTCTGCATTCTTTGGAGACAACCGAGCTTTAACATCTGGATGGGTGGCTATTGCCGAGATCTGGCCCGAGATCTTCTCATGTGCAGCCTCGAGTGTAGCTTTTGCACCACCACCGGCGCGTACATCCTTGAGGTTGTTGCCTTGAGCTTCTGATATTTCGCGGAGGGTACGAGCCAGGTCAGCAGCTGCGCCACCATATGCGGGGTCACCTTCAATCTTCGAGCGCCAAGGTGCTTGCCCAGCGACCATGGCTTCTGGAGCGGCAGATACACCACCGGCAAGGGCTTCTGTGATGGTGTCCTTGAAGCTAAAGTCATCACCGACCGCTTGGGCAGCGCCTGCTTCTCCCAAACCCTCCGTTCCCATCTGAACCCCAACCTGCCGGGCAAGGCTTCTCTTGAAGAACTCACGCGCAACGAGGCCCTGGCCTGCAAAGTCGGCTGCCGCAATTACAACACCACGGGTAACGCCTCGGGAGTTCGCCTCATCCATCAACTGTGGGTCGTTAAACATCTGCTTGGCGGCAGTCGGGTCCGAGAGGTCAATGCCATTCTCTTCTAGGAAACTAGCAACTTCATTGCCGTACTCTCTGGCAAAACCACCAGATCCCATGACAAGGGCACCGGCTTTGGGTGATCTGGTCAATAAAGAGGTTGCCAGGCCTGCCACAATTTGAGCGCCGCTTTCAGCTGTTGTCTCACCTATAAACTCTACGAAACCTACAGGGTCATTTGTTACTGTACTAAGCCAACCTTTCCAGGTGTCTGGGGCCTTGGCGTATTCTTCGGCATATATACCACCCCTAACACCCCTTGGGATTGCTGCGGCTTTGTCTTGTAAATCACCGGCGTATTGGGCGTTAGTTTTGATGCGCTCCCATTGGGCGTCTATCTCGTCCTGTGAATTTGACCGGAGATTAGTGGCATTTTCAATGCGCTTATCTAAGGTCTGGAGGTAATCAACCTTTTCTCCTGGTTTGAGATTGTACCTGTCCTGTAGTGCATCAACACTGCGGCGACCCTCTAGGGTGTCTACGTCCAGGTTGACGCTTCTACCCGCCATGGCCTCTAAGGGCACACGGGTTTTCATCAGCTCATCGTAAGCAAGGGCGTTGACACCACCTGGCTGCTGTAGCTGGAAAGCGTCTTGGAATTTCTGGATGTCAGCCACGGCTAAGGCCGTTGGTAGGCCTGCATACGTCTCGATAGCGCCACGCTTAAAAGCCCGACCAATAGATACACCTTCTGGGTTAACCTCTGCGGGGGCTGCGGTAGTGGGGGCTGAAGTGGTTGCAGGGTTGTAATTTGCCATGGCAAAAGCCATCGCGCCATCACGATCAGGTCCACTCACGGTTCTGATTTGCCCGTCAGGCATCTTTATCTTAAATTCTGGCATGTGAGATCCTAGTGTGAGTTAGTCTACAAAGGAGAAGCCGCCGGAAGCGGCACCCTGTTCAAAAGCGAGGATCTTACTATTGATCCTTAGTTTCTCTCTTAGGTGAAACAGCCAGGTAGCCTCTGTAGTATCAGCAGTGGCCGGGATTGGTGCCAAGAACAGTGCCATCTCTTTGTCACTGATGGCACCCTTGGTGTTAGCGGTTACGGCTAATGCCTCGTTAACCCTGTAGTTCTCAAGTCTTTGGCGGTAGTAGGCACGTTTAGCACCTTCATCGTTACCCACGAAGTAATCACGCAGACCTGAGCGATCTAACCACGCTTGTACTGTACCATCCATGGGGCCAGTCAGCCCCCCTTGTTCAAGGGCTGAAATCAGAGTGCCTAATTCATTTACACCTTCCTGCGCCAGGATCATATCGGCACCGGATTTAGGTTTGTTTGCCTTAGCTTTGGCATCCGCGCGCCTCTGGCCTTCCACTCGCCGAGCTTCCTCGATGGCAAAGACTTCTTTCTCGGACTCGCGGTTATAATCTTGGATGTTCCCATATTCCTGGCCCATCGCTGCCATCCAGTTACCGCCAGCCCCTGAAGGGTCTGAGGCTGATTGAAGGCCTGCGGCACCTATACGCATTAAACCCTCAGACCGCATGTCTATCTGACCAGAAGGGATCTTCGATGAACCTCGGGCATTACCAGACAGAGCTGGAGGCTTTGGGTTTGGCTGATTTGGGTCTACTAAGGCTGGCTGACCCTGGGGATACTGCATCCCGTTGACTTGACCCATGGTTAGTGCGGGGCGTCCGTAAGTAAATGCATTCATGATCCGAACCATCCTCCAATTCTCTGACCCCAGGTTTCATTTTCACCTTTCTTGACCTTGCTGTTTGCAAATCCATAGCCCGCGGTGCCCGCTGTAATTGCTGAACCTAATGGGTCAGAATAGTTGCCGGCAAAGGTGTTAGTGGTCTGAGGACCATTCTGGGTGAGCATCCCGTTCTTGTAGTCCGCGTAAACATTTGAAGCGAAGTCTCGGTCGCCCTCAAAGCGCATACGTTTATCATTCAATCGATCCTGGTCATAACCCTGGAGGGCACCACCGGCACTCATGCCCATTTGGTAACCTGTGCTGGCCGTGTTCATACCTGAGTTGTAGGCATTCTCGATCGAGTTATTGGCTGCACCAGCGTTCACCAATGCGTTACCTTGATCGGCAAATGCTTGGCGCTGTTCACTTAGAGACTGAGTGCGGAGGCCATCAAGGACTTGGGACGACACATCAGCGCGGCGGTCATCGTAGGCACGGTTGGCTACTGCTTCAGCAACACCGGCGCGACTGGAGTTCATGTTGTTTGTGCCGCTTGCTGCTAGGTCGATGCCTGTCAGCGTGTTCTCTTGCAGGTTGCGGCGATCGTCACGCATTGCAGCGTTGACCAGGGGGTTCATGTTGTCCATGGCATACTGGTTTGCAGTGTCCATACGTCCCTGTGCAGACACGCCATCAGCCATACCCTGGTACTGGTCGTACAAACCACGGGCGTTTGCACCAAAGCCTGCATTAGCATCAGCCATGTTGAAACCACGGTTCATGATGCCCATTGAGGCATCCCCGTAACCTGTGGCTGCGCCGGTCTGGTAAACATTGGGGCCAGCATAGGTAGGCCCACCGTAGAAACCTGCGGCTAACCGGGCATCGTTGGCAGCTTCCCCACCCGCCAGGGCATTGTCTGTGTATGGTTTGTATTGGTTGAAGCCAGCCATGTTCTGGCGGTTTGCTTCGTCTGCGGCGTTACTCTTTTTGTTTGCGCTGTAGAGACCTACACCGACGGATGCGATTGTTGCGATCCATGCCATATTATTATTCCTCTTCACTCATCAGTGTGTGGGTTTGCATAAAGTCCTCGAGGCCAGACAGATCTGGTTCCTCCAAACCCATTGCTGAGTAAGTTGGGCTTATGACCTCTTCTTCTATGTCTGAGAGATCTTCTTCTTGGTCGTGCTTTGTTAGATGCACGGTCGTTAGGATTGCATCCTCGAGGACGTGAAAGGCCCTCTTAGATCCCGCCGGTGAGACAAAGGTCACAGGTGCAACCAGGTCCTGTTTGCCGCCATTCTCAGAGACAACTAAGACGCGGCCTTGCATCAGGAAAGTCAGGTGAGGCAGCTTGTGTAGCTTACCCACGCAGACCGTACCTTCAGGCATAAACAGCTGCCGTGCATACTGGGCACAGCCATATTCGTCGCTCACAGGGGTAAAGTAATGCTCAACAGTAGCGTCCAGCTGTCTGTCTTGGATGTCTCCACGCTCAATACCAAGGTCGAGAATATACTGAAGAGAGGAGATGTCAGATCGTATGTTAAGGTCATGCTTCATACTGCCACCCAAGCTGTGCCGTTATAGACAACAAGACCCTCGGATCCGTCACCTTTAGGGTCCCAGGGAGATACAGCATAGCGAACCATGCCCTTCCTGGCGTTATCGGGTTGCCGGTCGGTAGCTTGGATTGACGCATCCGCGAGAGACTGGATGACAGCCTCGATTTCGCGGTATTCCTCCTGGACGTAGTTGCCCAGGTTCTCTTTTGCCAACAAAGGTATCTGCCGCCGGACATAGCGGTTGACCAGGAGATTAAGTTTATCTGATAGAGACATAAATTACCTCCGACCTGTCACTTGGAGATCAACGTCCATACCTGAGAAGTTAAAGTCTTTTATGGTTGCGCTTGTCATCTTGTAGGACAGATAGCGGCCTGAGATCCGGGTATCGACCTTATAGGACGTGTTGCTATCAAAGATGATGTCGGACCCATAATTAGGGGTGCCGGTGGGTATGTCAGCTGCGCCAAAGGTGAAACTAAACTCACCGTCAGAGTTCACCGTTGAAACCTGAGGTAGCATCTTACTGATCACCTTGTAGCCACTAAGGGACAAGCCTTGCTCATCGAGATCAATACCCTGGCGCTCAAGGATGAAGGGCTCAGAATAAGTCGTATCAACAGAGAAAGACAGGGACCCAGTGTCCGCGAGGTCAATACCATAGAGCTTACTCTGGGTCACACCCCCACCAACTGTAGAGATTACGATAGGGTGCCTCGCATACGGGCTCTCCTGGTCATGGTAGGAACCACCGATAGACGCATAGGTTTGCGTGGCATCTGCATATGAGAACACCGAGTTTACGTTGGCTTCAGTCCCTGTGATTACATTAGGGAGATCCTGGAAGGTCCAAACGTCCTCTTTGTAGTTGTACACGGCGGCGCGGTTGCACGATGTGCCATCCGTATATACGGCCATGTCATCACCGGAGTGGTAGCAGAAGTATACTTCCTCGAGATCCGTATTGTGCATAGTGAAGCAGACATTGTGCTTACTGTTATCGATGCCACTGAAGATGTAATCACGGACGCGACCATCGCAGATCGAGGTGCGCGTGTTACCATCAGTCATGTAGATATCGTCGCGGTCAAAGACATAATGGCGACCCTCGACCTCCGTGATGCAGTTCTGGTTAATTACACCAGCGTCATCAAAGACCTTGCGGAAGTTAAAGATGAACGTACCGCCTACGAACTCCATCATCCACACCTGGTCCTGTGAGTAGACCATGAAGTTAGGGCCAAGGGTTGCACCATCGATGATCGGCGTCTTCATCTGTACGAGGTCATTGAAGCCAGCACTGTTGGTGAGATCAGTCTCATCCCATGTAGTAGGCACCTGGTTGGCCAGTACGGGGTCTGAGAACCTCACACGGTTTGGGTAGGCTACGTTGGTTTCCACGGTGCCCAGCGCCAACAAGAAGTCGCCAAAAGATCTAAGAGACGTAGTACGCACCCCTGACGGCCAATTGGGGAGATCAATAAAGTTAGTCTGAGATCCTGTGCGGGAGATCGGCGTCTGATCGTCCCTGTTTAGGTACTGCACATCAGCCAGGGTTGTGGCTGTGACAGCTGGAATAGTAGACGCCGTACCTGAGGTCGTCTTCCTGGTCGTAAAGGTCCCATTAGAGAACTCGCGGACATCGAAGACATCATCTACGACCAACACTGTGTCAAAACCAGTGAGCGAAGTGATGCCATAAGCAAACACAGGGTCGAAGGAGATGTCCGAGACACCACGCATGATGGGACCACGTTGAACAGAACCATCAGAGAACCTTACGTTCTTGGCTCTAGTGAAGGCGTTGATAGGGAGGTTGTAGGGGTCAACATCAGTGACCACGCCCACGGACCCTAGTCCACGGATTGGTAGGTTAGGCATGGCCTGAGTTCCTTATGTTTTACTGGGATGGGACAGTGAATGTGCCACTGGAGGTAAACTCTTGCACAGTGTTGCCAACTTGGAGACGCGCATAGCCCCCAGCGCCTGCCACACCAGCGCGGTTTCCTCCTAGACCACCAGCGCCTCCTGCACCTACGGTCACTGTGATTACAGTGCCGACTGGTACATAAGTGAGAGTGCCAGCAACACGGGTAGAGGCCGAGCCACCATGCCCCCCGCCACCATCTGTTCCTAAGAATCCACCGTTGTCTCCACCAGCACCGCCAGCGCCTGCACCATAGCTGCCTTCTGGGGCTGGCTGTGATTGACCTTGCTGACCAACAGCAGAACCACCGGGGCCATAGTAGGAGGCTTCACCAGCAAGACCAGTGTGTGCACTGGTTGGAGCATTGAGACCACCGAGGGCTCCTGTACTTGTGACTGTAGTGAAAGCACTGGCTTCTAGGGTGGAGTTGCCACCAGTACCAGCGCGACCTGAGCCTGTGTAGTTCTCTACACCATAGCCACCGCCGCCACCGCCGCCAATGATCTCGTAGATCACGTTGCTTGCATTGGCTACACCATAAAAGGCATTAAGTGATATGGCGCTACCGCTGTTAGGGACACCAGTGTTGTTAGGAGTTACAATAGAGCCATCAAGGTAAAACTGAGAGAGGCTGACGGGGCTGGAA